TCAGAGATTGACTATATTTTGACTATCAGAGAGATTATTTTGAGCATTGAAGAAGTCGTTTATTTTATTGATAGATGCAGAAATTTGCTGATTGTCGAGGTGGGTATATATATCCAACGTTATCTGTATGCTTGAATGACCAAGCAGACGTTGAGCAGTTTTTACGTCTATGCCGGCATAGTATAAGTTAGTAGCATATGTGTGTCGGAACATATGCGGAGTTATATCGTTAGCTATTAGCCAGATTGGTCTTTTGCCGACATCTTCTTTTTTTCTTTTGCCCTGCTTCGGAATTGTACCGCCTGCGGCAAGATTTAATTTATATATCACATCACGCCATATTTTTCTAAATTCTGAAAGTGTAAGCAGATTGCCGTCCTCTGTTGTGAAAAGGTATATGCTATTTATACTATGTATATAATTCATCAATGATTGCAATAATTTATCGGGTATAGGTATTTCTCTGTTACCGGCTTGAGTCTTTGGAGAAGGCTTTATTGTGCTACTTCTATACTGCATAACAAGATTTTTTGAAATCGATATTTTTTTGTTAATAAAATCAATATCGCTGACTGTTAAAGAAAGTGCTTCGCCTTTGCGGATACCCGTATAATATAGCAAGTCAATAAATACACGTTCCATAGAATTAAAATCCGCTTTAAATATCAACTTTTTTTCAGCATCGGTTAGGGCTCGCTTTTTAGGTTTCTTTTTGTTAGGCAAGGTTAAGCCTAAAGAAATATCCTTATAAATGTATTCGTTAATTATAGCTTGTTGAATAATCTGTTTTATTGTGATTTTAACTATTTCCGCAGTACGATGATGTCCGTCACGAATAATACTGTTTAATAATTCCTGTATATGATGTGATTTCAACGCATTTAAACGAATATTGCCTAAGTTGGGGATAATATGCGTATTTAGTGCGTTTTGGTACATTAAATAAGTGTTGTATGCCTTGTCAGCTTTGTAAAGCTCTAACCACTTCTTGCCCCACTGCTCTACGGTCATTCCCTCGTCATTTATTATAATACCTTTGTTCTGCAAGCTTTTAAACTCAGCTACTTTTTTGTCAAGTTCCATAATTGTGCGACCGTATAAGGTTTTACGTTTTGGTTTTCCATCGTCTGTATATCCGACAATCGTACTTGTCGCATACCGTCCATCAGGTCTTTTTTTATATTTAGCCATAAAAATAACACTCCTTTTCTTTGATTTTTGCATTGAAAACAGAGTGCATTTATGATACAATATTACTTGTCGGGATATTGTGTATAAATGCACTTTATTCTTTATCCTCTGTCTGCTCCAACAGGCAGGGGAATTTTTTTTTATTTGAATATTTAATTGATTTTTTCATAAAATATGATATAATTATATTAAGGATTATATTATTAAAAATGGAGGTGTTCTCGATGAAATCTATATTTAACCTTGCAAATAAAGTTATTAGTAAATACAATGTAGCTGATTTAGAAATTCAAAAGCATACAGAGCAAGTACAAAAAGATTATTCGGAGCATTTAAAAAGGCATAAGGCTAATCAAGAACACATAGCATCTTTAAATAAAGTTTTTAATACTATTCGATATAAATAGCTATTGGAGTTGCTATATATGTTTCATTATCGATAATATCTATATGAAATGATTTTAATATGGATGGCATCATATAATCTACTGCATTTATAAGCATATTTGAATCATTTTCATATTTTATATATTCGAATTTCCTTGTTATTCTTGCAAGGAAATTAATTCTTTTATATTTAAAAGATATATCTTCAAAAGAATCACGAAGAAATTCCTTTTTTACCGGAAGTAAAATATTATTAGTATATAATAATGTTGAAGAAGGAACTAACTTTTTGAATCTTTCAAGGTTTTTGCGTAATTCTTTATAATATTTTTTCTGTGCTGATCTAAAATTATTTTCTTTAGACTTTTCTATCTTATTATTACTGATTGCAGAGTTGATATATAATTCTATAAAATCATCACCTAAAAGCGTAAGTAAGAAATCAAAATCAATTAGTTTATATTCGTTATTCAGTACAACAAAATCTCCGTCTTTATAATTCGAATCTGATACCTCATCACTTTTTTGTATATATTCAAGAAGTATATCAAAAGCATTATCATCAAATGTTTTAGTGATTATTTCTTTTGCAGATTTTATATCAATAAAAGCTGAACTATCTTCAGAAGTTTTATCATTACCAAAATTTACACCAATAACTTTAGGCAATCCAAAATTTACTTTTGAAGTGTTTTGGTTTGAACTTGTTTTCTTTGATTCATCCGTAGATGTTGTAGCACCCTCATTACTGTACGTTAAAATTTTCCCGTTATTAAGTTGGGCTAATGCAGATGTTAGATAATCTGTGTCTAGGTAAATAAATTCTTTCATAGTTGTTTTCTCCTTAGTTCTTGACATATCTTGTCATAAGTTGTATAATTTACTTGGAAGTATATAGTCACATATACAACTATTTTAATGCCTATGGATATTCGCAGTATTCATAGGTATTTTTATAATTTGAATTTTTTAGACAATCTAAAAACCGACTTTACATTCAACTACTTTTCCTACTATCTCAACATCGTCTTGCTTTAAGTCATAAATTTGTGTTTGATGTTCGGGGTTATAAGATTGAGGCATAAGCATAACAATATTTTTCTCTTGCTTAAAGCGCTTTATCGTAAAAGTGTCATGATTAATACGAACTGCGGCGATTTCGCCGTTTTCAACTGTTGGTTGTACGCGAACAGTTACAAGACTTCCGTCGGGAATGTTTGCGGCGGTCATACTATCGCCCTTTACTTTTAAAGCAAAATATTTACCACCATGATTTAATTCTGTATAAGTATATCCCTCATAATTTTCTTCCGAAAATATCGGTAATCCTGCCGCAATATCTCCTAAGATAGGTATTCTGTGCATTACAGGATTGTATGGTACTGCTCCGTCGGGTAATGGCGGAAGTTCTTTCATTGGTACATCTTCTCCCATTAACCAAGGTATAGAAACATTTAGAATATTTGCGTAAGTATCTAATCGTTTTTGCTTAGCTACATATTTACCTGATTTGTATTGACTCATTACACTTTCAGGAGTATCTGTAAGTCTGCATAATTCAGCGGCGCTCATACCATTATATTTTAAAGCCTCTTTTAAGCGCTCGGCAAATGTAGATTTCATTTTATCTCACCTCTCTTACAAGTATTATACAATAAACTTTGCAAAAACGCAATATTTATTTTGAAAAAAATAAAAAAACTTTGCAAAACCTATTGACTTTGCAAAACCAAAGTGTTATAATGGCTTTGCAAACACAAAGTATAGGAGGTGTTAAAGTGTACAATTATAGCAAGCTTTTAGGTAGAATTAAAGAAAAAGGTTTTACTTTAGAAGCATTAGCAAAGAAAATAGGTCTTAATGTATCTACTCTAAGCAAGAAACTCAACAATAAAAGCGAATTTCATCAAGATGAAATTAAAAAAATATGTAGAGTGATTGATATAGAAATGTGTGATATAGGAACTTATTTTTTTTGCCAAGATACTTTGGTTTTACAAAGTGACGTAGGTAATATAAGAAAGTAGGTGAAAAACAATGGCAAAAGTAATGGCAGAAGTAAAACAAGTCGACCTAAAGACTTTCCGTGAAATGTATTGTATCCCAGAAACTACGATATTACGTTGGATACATACTAAGAATTTCCCGGCATATAAGCAAGGTCACAAATGGTACATAGATGTCAAGGCATATGAAAAATGGCGTGAAACAGAACACGCCAACAGCTACAAATATGCGTAAAGCATAATCAAACACCTTGCAGGCAGACAAGGGCTGTCCGCGTGTTATCCGTAAAATAGTCAGACTTTCCCTAAGAGTTTTAATCCTTTTGCGGACAGTTCCTGTGTGCCTGTGAGGTAGTAAAGAGAGGTAAACAAATGAATACAATAGGAATTGCGCTGATTAGTTTCGGCGTGGGGCTAATCATAAGTTGGAAATTGGCAGAAAGGGATAGGAAGAATGCTAAAAAGAAAACCAAAAACAGAGAATGAGAAAACGGAAGAATATTTCCACAGAGAAGTATTTCCGATGATTAACGCATTCGCCAAGGAGTGCAGAGGACACGCAAAACAGAAAATAACGGTGAAAGGAATATTTTCAAATGAACAAATATGTAGTAATGACGGGCAGAGATGATGTAGTGGTTTTAAACGCCGATGACAGCAAGTCGGTTAAGGCATACATAGCAAAAGGATACGGGATAACAAATCGTATCAAGTCAAAGCACCCGCTTGAAATGAGTGTCGCGAAGATTATCAGCGGAGATAATTAAACGGCTATGACGAAATACGAATTTGACGATTTGGCGTGCATAGACGATGACTTTGCTTGTCGTGATGACGACTTCGCCTGTATTGATGATGATTGGGCGTGCATAGATGATGATGACGCAGTATGCGATGATGAACGCGACGGACTTACGGAAGAAGAAGCCGACGCATACGAAAAGGAAAAAGCGTGGTATGACCTATTCAAAGAGGTATTGCAGTTCCCGTACAGTTACGGATTATCTTGGGAAATAGTTTCGGCATACAGACAGCCTATAAAATATCAGAATTAGGAGGTGAGAAGTGTGGCAGATGAGAAAACGGCGAAAATACTGAAATTGTATAGCGATTTAACACCGAATGAAAAGCATTTGGTAGGTGTTTTCGTAAATGCGATGATACTTAGTCGCAATAAAAATGACCGTCAGAGCGGCAACTCAACAACGGTCAAATAACAAAAACACAGATTAAAATATCTGTAACTTAATTTTATCACAAAAGCAAGTAAAAAACAAGAGTTTTATTAGGAGGAATAAAAAATGGAAACTTTAGTATTTAACGTACAACCAAAGCCGAGAAATTGCGGAAGTGTAGTAAAAATAGACCAAGAGGCGGCGGACATAATATCGGAAGTCGCTTCTGCAACAGGTTTGTCGGTAAGACACATCGTTTCAAAGATGATTAAGTTTTGTGAAGATAAATGGGAAATTGAATAATATAGGAAAGGAATAAAAATCAATGCAAATTGTAATTAGGCTTGAACAGAAAGATTTTGAGGGTAACAAGGAAGTATTCGACCGAATGTACGGATTATGTTCGGTACTCAACAAAAAGACGGGACCTGTGGAGATGACAAAGGCGGAAGTTGAGAAATCGGCGAACGTTGTAAGAGAGGAACAGACGTCAGACGATACGCCGACAGAGGATAATACCGCCGAAGTGGAATACACAATAGAGGAAGTACGCAAGGCATTCGGTGAATATGCGAAGTCGCAGGGCAGAGATAAGGCCAAGGGACTGCTTCAAGAAATGGGTTACGACAAAGTAACGGAAATACCGCCTGAGCGATACACAGAGGCGATGACGAGAATAGGAGATGTGAAGTAATGCCGGAAGAACACGCAAAACTTTCAGCGTCGGGGTCAAAGAAGTGGATAAACTGCCCTGCGTCAATCGCAATGGAAAGTAAATTCCCCGACGAAAGCAGTGAATATGCAAAAGAGGGAACTACCGCACATTCATTGGGTGAGGCAAAGCTGAAATTAGCTTTAAACCACATAACACGCGTGCAGTATCATAAGATGATACGTTCGCTTGACATAACAGAAGATATGGAAGAATACACGGACAGTTATCGTGATTTTGTATTGGAGCGATACAATGCGATTAAAAGTCAATGCAAGGACGCACAAATACATCTTGAACGCCGTTTAGATTTTTCGGAATGGGTACCCGACGGATTCGGTACAGGCGACACCGTTATTATCGGCGGTGGAATAATCGAGATAATAGACCTAAAATACGGACAAGGTGTCAAAGTATCGGCAGACAAGAACAGTCAACTGCGGATATATGGCTTAGGAGCATTGAGCGAATACGACTACCTATACGACATACATAAGGTCAATTTAACGATATTCCAACCACGACTTGATAACATTGATACGGAAACGCTTACACGCGACGAACTCATTAAGTGGGGCGAAGATTTAAAGCCTAAAGCCGTACTTGCGAACAGCGGTGACGGTGACTGTATAGCAGGGCGACATTGTGATGACGGATTTTGCAAAGCAAGAGCCGTATGCCGTGCGTATGCGGAGGAGAAAAACAGGCTTGCGGCAATGGTTTTCAAACCGCCTTTGGAACTTACCGAAGATGAAATTGCGGAGGTAATAGACCAAGCGGAAAACCTTGCGAAGTGGTCGAAACTCGTAAAGGACTATGCTTTGGAACAGGCACTTAATAACGGCGTTAAGTATCCGGGATTTAAAGTGGTTGAGGGAAGAAGTAACCGCAAATATGCGGAGGACGACAGCAAAATCGCCGATGTATTAATTAAAGCCGGTTATGACGAAAAGAACATATATAAGAAAGAAATACTCAACATCACCCAAATGGGAGCACTTTTAGGCAGAGCAAGATTTAACGAACTGCTCGGAGAATATGTAATAAAACCGCAAGGAAAGCCGACGCTTGTACGTTCGGAGGACAAACGTCCCGAATGGAATTCGGCAGAGAAAGCGGCAGAAGATTTTAAAGATATAAAGTAAAGGAGAAATAACAATGGAAAAAAGAAAGACACAGGTAATCACAGGAGAAGTAAGATTCAGTTATGCACACGTTTGGGAGCCGTCATCAATCAACGGCGGTGACGAAAAGTATTCGGTAAGTATCATCATTCCGAAAAGCGACACAAAGACAATCAAGGCTATAAACAACGCAATCGAGGCGGCAAAGCAAGAGGGCATTGCGAAGTTCGGCGGTAAAATTCCCGCAAATTTAAAGTTGCCGTTGCGTGACGGTGATACTGACAGAGAGGACGACGAAAACTATGCAAACAGCTATTTTGTCAATGCAAACTGCAAAACCGCACCGGGTATTGTGGACAAGTCACGTCAGCCGATAATCGACAAGACGGAATTTTACAGCGGTTGTTACGGTCATGCGTCAATTTCGTTTTACGCCTTTAACTCCAACGGCAATAAAGGTATTGCGTGCGGTCTTAATAATTTGATGAAAACAAGGGACGGAGAGCCTTTAGGCGGACGAAACACTGCGGAGGACGACTTTGCGGGACTGTATGACGATGACGACGATTTTCTTAATTAAAAGGTGACAAAATGAAATCACTCAGTATCGACATTGAAACATACGGAAGTGTTGATTTAACTAAATCGGGGGTATATGCTTATGCGAATGCCCCCGATTTTAAAATCCTGTTATTTGCGTATGCGTTTGATGATGAAGAAGTAAAAATAATTGACCTTGCACAAGGTGAGGCATTGCCGAAAGAAGTAATGAACGCACTGACGGACGAAAATATATTGAAAACGGCGTATAATGCGAACTTTGAAAGAACGTGTATCGGTAAGTATTTTAATATTAATTTGCCCGTAAATCAGTGGCGGTGCAGTGCGGTACAAGCGTCTGAACTCGGACTTCCGCTTTCGCTTTCGGCGGTGGCGGTTGCACTCGGCTTGGAGGAGCAAAAGGACAAACGCGGAAAAGCCTTGATTGACTATTTCTCAAAACCGTGTAAGCCGACAAAGACGAACGGCGGACGTACAAGGAATTTACCGATGCACGCACCCGACAAGTGGGAAGTATTCAAAGAATACTGCATACAGGACGTTGAAGTGGAACGCGCGATAAAAAAGAAACTCGCTCAATTTCCGATATGCGACAGTGAACAAAAGCTATGGACGTATGACCAACAAATTAACGACAGAGGTGTAAGAGTTGACCGAAACTTTGTTGAAAATGCAATCAAATTCAATACGGAATACAGCGACAGGTGCTATGATGAGGCACAAAAAATAACGGGACTTGAAAATCCGAAATCAGTTGTGCAACTAAAGGCGTGGCTTGAAGAAGAAACAGGGCAGAAAATCGACAGCTTAAACAAGGAAAAATTAAAGGAGCTTATAGCTGATGAAAGCATATCGCTAAAGGCGAAAAGAGTGATATATCTGCGTTCAATGATGGCGAAAACGTCTGTAACAAAGTACGAGGCAATGGAGCGGAGCGTCTGCGATGACGGACGAATAAGAGGACTCTTGCAGTTTTACGGCGCAAACCGTACAGGACGTTGGGCGGGAAGAATTGTACAGGTGCAGAACCTACCGCAAAACCATTTGAAAGATATTGATTACGCAAGAGAATGTGTGGAAAACGGCGATTTTGAACTGTTTGAAATGCTTTACGGAAATGTTCCGCAAACGCTGTCGGAGCTTATACGAACAGCACTTGTACCGAGTGAGGACAGGCGATTTATAGTAGCGGACTTTTCGGCGATTGAGGCAAGAGTTATTGCATATCTTGCAGGCGAGCAGTGGCGACTTGAAGTATTTAAAACTCACGGAAAAATATACGAGGCATCGGCAAGTCAGATGTTCCATGTTCCGATTGAAAGTATTCACAAAGGCGATCCGCTACGTCAAAAAGGCAAGATTGCCGAACTTGCACTCGGTTACGGCGGAAGTGTCGGAGCTATGGTGAGTATGGGTGCTTTGAAAATGGGTATTGACGAAGAAGAACTTCAAGGTATCGTGGATAAGTGGCGGAGTTCAAATCCTGCCATAACGGCATTTTGGCGAACGGTCGAGAATGCGGCGATTAAGGCAGTTGAGGGTTATCCGAGCAAGATTAGACATGATATTTCTTTTTACAAACAGTCGAATATTCTTTTTATCGGTCTGCCGTCGGGAAGAAAAATCGCTTACGTTAAACCGAAAATCGAAGTAAACAGATTTGGAAAAAAAGCCGTTACATATATGGGTATGAATCAGACAACAAAAACTTGGAGCAGACTTGAAACATGGGGCGGTAAGCTTGTTGAAAACATAGTACAGGCGTTTGCGAGGGATTGCTTGGCTGAAAGCATAATTCGGCTTGAGGACAGAGGTTTTAAGATTAATTTCCACGTTCATGATGAGGTTATAGTTGACGTTCCGAAAGGCGTGTCGAGTGCAGAGGAGTTGGCGGCGATAATGTGTGAGCCGATTGAATGGGCGAAAGGACTTCCGCTTAATGCGGACGGATATGAATGTAATTTTTATATGAAAGATTAGGGGGTGTTATAAATTGGATTTAGTAATTGCTACGGGACAGAGCAGAAAATCAAAACTGTGGAAAAATACAAAAATGTCGTGGGAGGATTTAATAGAAAGGCTGAAAACAACGACGAGAACGAGTGAAACTCAAGGCGAGTATGCGAATATGCCAAAGTCACAACAGGACGATATAAAGGACGTCGGGGGTTTTGTGGGCGGCAAGGTGAAAAACGGCAAGCGACAGTCGGGAAGTATAGAAAACAGAATTTTGCTTACACTTGACGCAGACTTTGCCGACAGTGATTTTTGCGATAATATTTCAATGTTTTATGACTTTACATACTGCATTTATTCAACGCATAAACACACAGCCGAGAAAGCGAGATTTCGTTTGGTGATACTTCTGTCAAGACCTTGTACACCGGATGAATACGAAGCTGTTGCGAGAAGGGTGGCGTATGATATTGGTATAGATATGTTTGACGACACAACGTATCAGCCACACAGATTAATGTATTGGCCGAGTACGAGCATTGATGGCGAGTATGTGTTTGAACACGAGGAAAATAAACCACTTGACGTTGACAAAGTGCTTGCAAAATACGAGGATTGGCACGACGTATCGAGTTGGTACGTTTCGTCAAGAACAACAAAGGCGTTGGACAGACAAGTTAAAAAACAAGAAGACCCAACACTTAAAAAAGGTGTTATCGGTGCGTTTTGCAGAACTTACGATATACATTCGTGCATAGAAAAATATCTTGCGGACGTGTACGAAAAGTGTGCCGTAGGCGACAGATACACATACAAGGACGGCTCAAGTTCAAGCGGACTTGTCGTGTACGAAAACGGCAAATTTGCGTATTCAAACCACGCAACAGACCCTGCAAGCGGTAAGTTATGCAACAGTTTTGACCTTGTTCGTATTCATAAATTCGGTGATACGGACGCAGACGCAAAGGACGGTACACCTGTATCGAAACTGCCGTCATATTCGGCAATGTGCAAGCTCATAGACGGTGACAGAGACGTTTCAATGCTTATGTTCAAGGAACGTCAAAAGAAAGCGGCGGAAGATTTCGGCGGTATAGAAAACGAAGAAATGGACGATATGCAGTGGGCGTTAAAGTTGGAGAAAAACGAAAATACAGGCGCTTACGAAAAAACTCTTAATAATATTATTCTTATAATTGAGAATGATTCGCATTTAAAAGGCAAAATCAAAATGAACGATTTTACGGGATACGCGGAGATTGATGGCATTATGCCTTGGGACAAGGACGCACCGGAAAAACGTGTTTGGCAGGATTCCGATACGGACGGATTGCAGTGGTATCTTGAATATGTGTACGGCATTAAAATGGGTAATGATAAGGTTTTCCGTGCGCTGTCGGTGTTTTACAGACGTGTTGCGTATGACCCGATTGTTGAGTATTTGGACGGTCTTGCGTGGGATAATACGGAACGACTTGATACATTGTTTGTCGATTATCTCGGTGCGGCGGATAACGAATATACAAGAGAAGTGACGCGTAAAATGTTCGTCGGAGCGGTCGCAAGAGCATATGAGCCGGGAAGTAAATTCGATAATATGCTTATTCTGTCGGGCAGGCAGGGCATAGGCAAGAGTACGATACTTCGCAAAGTCGGCTTTGACAGGTGGTTTACGGACGGCATAAAGACGTTCGAGGGTAAGGAATTGTGCGAGGTTATACAGGGTAAATGGATTGTAGAGATAAGCGAACTTGAAGCACTTAATAAGTCGGAAGTCGGCAGTGTTAAGCAGATACTGTCGCAGACGTCGGACAGATACCGCGCGGCATACGGCAGAATTGTACAGGAACACCCGCGAAGATGTGTATTTTTCGGTACGAGCAATAACAGCGATTATCTTCGTGACCGTACCGGTAACAGAAGATTTTGGCCTGTTGATACGGAGATTGTGCCGATAAAAAGGAGCGTGTTTACCGATTTGACTGATGATGAAATAAATCAAATTTGGGCGGAGGCAAAAGTGCGTTATACGCAGAATGAACCGCTTTATTTGTCAAAGGAAACGGAACAGCTTGCGAAACAAGTGCAGTCAGATCATAGGGAAGTGTCGGTTAAAGAGGGACTTATCCGTGACTTCCTTGATAAACGTGTTCCGCGTGATTGGAACTGTTGGGACTTGGCAAAACGCAGAGATTTTTGGTCGGAGATTATAAATGTTCCCGAGGACGAACTTGTTGAACGTGACAGAGTGTGTGCGCTTGAAATATGGTGCGAACTCTTTAACGGCGATTTTAGACTGATGCAACGCAGAGATACTATGGAGATTAACGGTATCATTTCATCGTTTGACGATTGGGAAAAACATAGCAAGGCATTAAAATTCGGCAAGGATTACGGAGTGCAGAGAGGTTTTAAAAAGGGGTAACATTTAGGGGTAACATTCGTTTGAAAAGGTAACATTCAAGGTAACATTGATAACATTCGGTAACATTTGAATGTTACCCCAAAAATGCAGTAAAAACAAGGGTTTAGGGCATAAGTAACAAAGGTAACATTAATTCTATATATTATATACATATATGTACTACAAAGAGAAACATACACGCATAACGCACATATACGCGTATAAGTATAGGGAAAACGGTTTTAAAGTTATCGCAGAAAGAACAGGTGGAAAATGATAGAAAAGGACATTGAAAAATATTTAGTAAGGCAAGTTAAGCAAATGGGAGGTTTGGCACTGAAATTTGTGTCGCCGAGTATGGCGGGTGTACCGGATAGGATTGTTATGATTCCGAAAGGTACGATATACTTCGCAGAACTTAAACGGCCGAACGGAAAGCCGAGAAAATTACAAACCGCCGTACACCGACTTTTTGAAAAAATCGGTTTTCACGTTTATGTGATTGACACGAAGGACAAAGTTGATAAATTGTTAAGAGGTGAGAGTTTTGAAATTTAAACCGCATAAGTACCAACAGATTGCGTTGGATAAAATTATCTCTACACCGCGCGTCGGATTGTTCCTTGATATGGGACTTGGTAAAACGGTCGTGACGCTTACGGCGATTGATGAATTGATTTATAACTGTTACGAAATCGAAAAAGTGCTTGTTATAGCACCGCTGAGAGTGGCGGAAGATACTTGGAGCAGAGAGTGCGAGAAGTGGGACCATTTAAGACATTTGAGAATATCGAAAATTCTCGGTACTCCGAGCCAAAGACGTAACGCACTTTTAAAGGACGCAGATATTTATATTATAAATCGTGAAAATGTTGCGTGGCTCACAAACGAATTGTCGAGCATAGGCAATGCATGGAATTTTGATATGGTGGTTATTGATGAGCTGTCGAGTTTTAAAAGTTCAAAGTCGCAGAGATTTAAGGCACTGAAAAAATACATAACACTGTCTAAAAGAGTAGTCGGACTTACAGGCACACCTGCGCCGAACGGACTTATTGATTTATGGAGTCAGATATATTTGCTTGACGGCGGCGAAAGACTTGGCAGAACGGTAAGCGGCTATCGAGAAAGATATTTTCTTCCCGATAAACGTAATCAGACGACAATTTTCAGTTACAAGCCGAAAGAGGAATCGGAAAAGGCGATATATGATAAAATTTCGGATATATGCGTCAGTATGTCGGCAGAAGATTGGCTTGAAATGCCCGAAAGGATTGATACCGTTCAGCACATAAAGCTGTCGGATAAGGAACTGAAACTGTATGAAGAATTTGAAAAAGAACAGTATTTGGAGTTCATAAACGGACAAGTTACCGCCGCTACTGCCGCCGCACTTACAAATAAACTTTTGCAGTTTTCAAACGGTGCAATGTATTTGGACGACGGAAGTTATAAGGTTACGAGCGATAAAAAACTTGAGGCGTTGGCGGAAATAGTCGATACCTCACAAGGTCAGCCGATTTTGTGTTTTTACAGTTATCGCCATGACTGCGAGAGAATACTTACAAAGTTTAAGGGTGCAAAAAAGCTTGAAAGCGCCGATGATATAAGGGATTGGAATGACGGAAAAATACCGCTTTTACTGGCTCACCCCGCAGGTGCGGGACATGGACTTAATCTTCAAACAGGCGGTAATATAATAGTTTGGTTCGGTCTGACGTGGAGCTTGGAACTGTATCAGCAGGCAAATGCGAGATTGTATAGACAGGGACAGAAAAACTCTGTGATAATTCATCACCTTGTGACCGACGGAACTGTCGATAAACGTGTGCTTGACAGCTTGCAGGGGAAACGTGAGGTACAAGACGAATTGCTTGAAAGTTTGAAAGAAAAATACGGAGTATAAGGGGGAATTGATTTGACGATTAAAGAATGTAAAGAATGGCTTTCGAGAGCGAGAAAGACGGACGAGGAGATTAACGCATTGATTTTGGAGCAGGAGAGAGCATTGACAAACGCAACAAGCACTGTGGCTCAGTCGGGCAGTGAAAAGGTGCAGACGTCAAACGTGAATACGTCGGAGAATAAGTTTGTAAGCTATGCCGCTTATTCCGAATTGATAGATAAACGCATTGACAGACTGTACGAAATTAAAAAAGAGATTTTGGAAAACGTGAATAAACTCGATGACGCAACACTTCGAACTATATTAATTCTGCGTTATCTCAATTTTCAAACGTGGGAAATGATTGCTTGTAAAATGAATTACGGATACAGACATATTTTGCGTTTACACGGTAACGCACTGATTGAAATTAAGAATGTCATTGAATGTCACATTGAACCTGTGATATAGTGTATAGTAGAACAAGTAACATAAGCGGTGTATCATCGTGAGATGATGGGTGAATATCTCGTGTAATTGGTGGGAATGGAGATATTAAAAAAATTATCAAAAAAATGTTTAAAGTTGTAATATTATGGGTATATATCATACGAGGTGATGATATATGTCAAAAAAAGAAGAAAATTTATTTTTAGAAAATCAAAAAATCCCAGAAACGTTAGATATGTATTTCAAAAATTACGTACAAAATGGTGATTACGGAATGCTAATAGATATAACAAGGGATTACATAAGCAGAGATACCGATTGTGTAGACATCATTATACACAATTTAAAACTTGAAAAAGAACAAATTGAGATTGATAAAAGAAGTAGAGAAACACAGAACTTCCCGATATCAGTAGGAATTGTAAGTGCTACTTTTACGGCTCTATTATCATTTATCCTTACTTCTGTAACAAAAGAGTGTAATGGTTTAGCAGAATACATTGCATTTTATGGAACAGTAGTAGTGAGTTTTATAGGACTGTATGTATTTTCAAAAAAGATTTTTGATTCTATGCAGGAAGATAAATTACGAGTTTTAAAAAATAGAGAAAAATTAAACTTTTTAGAATTTTGTATTGAAGAATATACTAAAAAGAAACAACAATAATTTAAAACACACCTAATCGGGTGTGTTTTTCTTATGCAATAAAACAGGAGGTGATAAGAGTGACTGAGAAACAAAAGTTGTTTTGTGAGGAATATTTGATTGATTTGAATGCAACGCAAGCGGCGTTAAGAGCGGGATATTCGGAAAAGACAGCGTATTCGATTGGAAATGAAAACTTGAAGAAACCTGAAATTCAAGAATACATACAAAAACGGCTGAAAGAGAAAGAGGACGCTCTTATTGCCAAGCAGGACGAGGTATTGAAAACGCTTACTGCTGTTATGCGACGTGAGAAACCCGAAACGGTTGTAGTGACGTGTAAAGCCCGTAAGTCGTATTACGATGACAAGGGTAAAAAGGTCATTGACGAAGCAGAACAGCCGATATGTGTTGAAATACCGACAAAGGTGTCGGACGTAAACAAAGCGGCGGAAATGTTGGGTAAATACTACGCATTGTTTACAGAAAAGCTGAATGTTGACGGTGATATGGACTACAGCATTAAGATTGATTACGGAGGCGGTGACGAATGAACAAAATAACAGTACCGTTCAATCCGATATTCAAGCCTGTACATCAATGTAAAAAGCGTTATGTTGTAATGAAAGGCAGTGCCGGAAGCGGTAAGAGCGTCGATACTGCACAACTGTACATATTGCGTTTAATGCGTGACAAAGGGCGTAATTTGGTATGTGTGAGAAAGTCCGACATAACAAACCGTGACAGTACATTTGCCGAGCTTGAATCAGCTATAAACCGTATGGGCGTTGGCAGAGCGTGGAGAGTTACGCAAAGCCCGTTGTCGTTCACCTGTATAAATGGCAACAAGATTATATTTCGTGGTGTCAACGATAACAAGCAACGTGAAAAACTGAAATCAATCACATTTGCAAACGGTAAGTTGACCGACGTATGGATTGAAGAGGCTACGGAGCTTGTGCAACAGGATTTTGAAATTATAGATGACCGTTTGAGAGGTGAACTCCCCGACGGTCTTTTTTATCAGATAAAATTGACATTTAATCCTGTATCGTCAAGTCACTGGATAAAGAAAGTGTTTTTCGATATACAGGACGATAACGTCTTAACGCACCAAAGCACATATTTAACAAACCGATTTTGTGACGAGGCATACAGACAACGTATGCTACGTCGTAAAGAGGTTGACCCTGAGGGTTACAGAATTTACGGTTTAGGCGAGTGGGGCGAAACAGGCGGATTGATATTCTCAAATTATCGCATTGAGGAATTTGATACAGATATGAGCCGTTTTGACGCTATGGCAATAGGACAGGACTTCGGATTTAATCACGCAAATGCTATATTAACACTCGGATACAAGGACGGCGATATTTACGTTTGTAATGAACTGTATGTACACGAAATGGACACAACTGAAATTATCCCGAAAGCTGACGGGAATTTCAGCAAAAGTCTTGTAATGTGGTGCGACAGTGCAGAGCCGGACCGTATAAAAATGTGGCGAAAGGCAGGCTATCGAGCAAGGGCAGTTGTTAAAAATCCGAACAGCATACAATCGCAGATTGACTGGTTAAAAGGCAGAAAGATACATATTCATCCGTCTTGCGTGAATGTAATCAAAGAGATACAGCAATGGCGTTGGCGAGTTGATGAAAAGTCGGGCGAGTATACTGACGAACCTGTCAATGTATTTGATGACGCAATGGCGGCATTGAGATACGGCGTTGAGAGTTGGCGCAAGGATAAGAAAGCTAAAATCTATTCAAGAGAGGAGTACGGAATATGATAATTGATGAAGATATAGTTGCGGGCGGTGTGACACCGTTCATCATAACAAAATTGATTGAACGGCACGAACGAGAGCGACAGAGATACCGATTGTTACACGATTACTATATGGGCGACCACCGTATTTTAAATCGCAGAAAAAGGGGCAAAAACGTGGCAAACAACCGTATAATGTGTAATCACGCAAAGTACATAACGGATATGACGCAAAGTTATTTGGTTGGCAATCCTGTAACATATGCAGTGTCGGACGATTACGACATTGAGGCAATCAAAAACGCATATTTGGAACAGGACATTCCGAGTGTGGACAGCGAGATTGTGAAAAATATGAGTATTTACGGCAGGGCGTACGAGTTGATATATGCGGACGAAAACAGCAAGCCGAGAAGTGTACGATTGGATCCGGAGCATACATTTGTATGTTACTCACAGTCGGCATTTGAAAAGCCGTTGTTTGCGGTGTATTACTACAAGAAATACGACCTTGACGGCTACTGCACAGGCAGTATTTGTCGTGTGTATGACGAATCGTTTATATATACATACACAGGTCTTGACAGCTATACGGCGTTGTCATTGCAAAATGTTGAACCGCATTACTTTTTTGATGTACCTATTATCGAATACAGAAATAATACGGAAATGCAGGGCGATTTTGAACAGTTGATAACACAGATTGACGCATACAATGTGTTGATGTCAGACCGAATAAACGACAAGGAACAATTCGTTAATTCGCTGTTATTTTTGTGTAACTGCGACCTTGACACCGAACAGGCGAAAAAACTATTGGTAGAACGTATCTTAATGGGTGACGGTGACGCAAAAGCGGAGTATCTGTCAAAGGTGCTGAACGAGGCTGATACAAAGGTGTTGCGTGACGACATCAAGGACGATATACACCGTTTGTCACACGTTCCCGACCTGTCGGACGAAAGTTTCGGCAACAACTTGTCGGGTGTAGCGATAAAGTACAAGCTGTTGGGATTTGAACAGCACGTCAAGAACAAAGAACGTAACTTCGCTAAGACGTTGAGAAAACGTTTAGAAATATACAATAATTTCTTAGTGACTTTGAACGCAATGAAAGAAGTACCGTCGCACAGAGTTGACATTGGATTTACGTATAACTTGCCTGCGAATGAGTTGGAAATTGCACAGATGATTAATTACCTCAAAGGTCTTGCGTCTGACGAAACATTATTAGAGCGTCTGCCGTTTATAACAGATGCCAAGGAAGAAGTTGAAATAGCACGCAGAGAGCAAGCGGAAAAGTCCGCCGAAGATATGCGTATCGCTGAAAATTCGGCAAGGAAAGTAAACTACAATGAAGAGTAAGGCATATTGGGTAAAACGTGCCGTTGAAGTTGAAACATATTTACAATCGCAAGCGGACAGCGTTAAGGACGGTGTAATTAAGGCATATGAGCGAGCAATCAAGAATGTAAACAATGACATTGAGAAAACGTTTAAAGCCTATATTTCGACTGATATACCCGAAAAAGAGGCACGTCGGCTGATGAGCATAGCCGACAGCGACAAGCAGTACGAAGAACTGCTTGAACTGTACGACGAAACAGACGACAAGACAGTCAAAAAGGAAATTCTAAACCGCATAAATGCACAGTCATACGGTGCGAGAATTAGCCGATTAGAGGGACTGAAACGTAATGTATATATTTACTTTAGGCACGTTGCAAACGAGGCTATAAAGGAGCAAAAGAAACTGTATGACAGCGCGGTAAAGACGGCGTATTATACGAATATTTTTGATACCGCACAAGGTTTAAACTGCGGTATTGATTTTTCACTAATTCCGCAAAGAGCGGTTAATAAAGTGTTAAGTGAGCCGTGGCACGGTCACAACTACAGCGAGAGAGTGTGGATACATAACGACAGATTTATACAGGCAGTCGGACAGACGATTGAGGACGGTATAATCAGCGGTCACAGTGTAAGCCGTATGACCGATAAGCTGATTGATTACGTCAAAGATACTGCGCCGGGTGGAATACGAACATCAGCCGAAACACTTGTGCGAAGTGAAACGGCTCATTTTATGAACCAAGGTCAGAGAATGGCATATGAGGAAATCGGTATAAAACAGTATCGTTTTGTTGCTGCACTGTCAGAATTGACGTGTGACAGGTGCGGAAGTCTTGACGGTAGCGTGTTTGATACGGATAAAGCCGTTGAGGGCGAAAACTTCCCGCCGATACACCCACGTTGTCGGTGCGTTACGATTATGGCAGACGTGAATTTGACAAGCCGTATCGCCCGTGACCCACTGACGGGCGAAAATTACAAGGTTGACGGAAGTATGACGTTTGACGAATGGAAAAACGGTTTGTCGGATGAGCAAAGAAATGCGTTAAAATATGTTGCAAATAGTGAAAAACGTGGTATAATAGAGATGAAAAGAAAAAAGAACGATAATAAATCAGAAACTATGCCAAAAAAGCAACTTCAAAAAATAATTAAAAGGTTTAAGAAGTTGGGAGGAACTATTCAAATGAGCGAGGAAACGGATAAATATTTGGATAGTAAATTTGCAGAAGCAATTACATATGATGCGCATACAATTTTATTACGTCAAAAACCTAGTCGTGCCAGTGTATTTGAAGAGCTTATACATTCCGCTCAATATGGAACGGGGAAAAATGATGGAAGTTATATTAGTCGATTAAAGTGTGAAATAGAGGCACAAGAGAAATTACTAAGATACCAAAAAGCATACAGACTTACTAAAATTGAGGTCGAACAAACAGAAAAGGCTTTAAATGATTACAAAAATGAATTAAAACTATACTATAAAAAAGGCGGTGTGTGATATGGATATAATAAATTCATTGAAAATTGGACAAAATATATCGGTACAAATCAATGACAACGGTATAAACTTAAAAAATGGGGGATATGTTGCAGATGAAAACGGAAACCGCTTTAAAATATTATCAGTAGCGATGATAAATAATCATAAACGATTAATTGATAGTAATGCAGAGTTATTGTTGGCGGGAGATGTTAATAATATCGGAAAAAAATTATATACGATATGATTTAATGAAAAAGAGTGTGTAAGAAAAAATTAAATATAAATTAAATATTAAAAGCACGTCTTATGGCGTGCTTTTTTGATACACTGAAAGGCGGTGATAGTGTGAGAGTAGGCACAACATACACATAGAAGAAAGGAATGGTGATCCGATTATCTCCCTGTTAGACGTGGGGTTATACGTCTTATTTTTATACAATTTTTTTTAGAAAGGAATGATTTGAATGGCAGAGCCAACACCAAATCCAACACCAAATCCAACACCACCGGCAGACCCGACACCACCGACACCAGCGACAGGCGACGAGGGCAAGGCGATTGAGGACGCAGTGGCAAAAGCAAAGGCTGAATGGGAAAAGGACCTTGAACAAAAGCTAATGGACGCTGAAAACGAGGGCGCGAGAAAAGCTAAGCTATCGGCAGACCAACGCAAAAAGGAAGAGGACGACAAGGCAAGAGAGGATTTTGAAAAAGAAAAGGCGGAGTTTGAACGTGAAAAAATCGTTGCATATGCCGAAACGGAACTTGCCAAAGTCGGATTGTCTGCCGAGATTGCAAAGTACATCATAGCAGAGGACAAGGATAGCACAAAGGCGGTTATCGACAAGATAAAAGAAAGCTATGACAAAGATGTACAAGCAGGTGTTACCGAGCGTTTAAAGGGCAAAACACCGAATTTAAACGGTGGCAGTGGCGGTCACAACACAGGCAGTTTTATGGACATAATCAGAGAAAATCAGAGATAAGGAGTGAAGTGTAAATGAGTTATTTGAAAAATGAATTGACAGGTTTTGTGCCTGTCGAGCAAGCAACAGACATCATCAAAATGGTGACAAGGGGTTCAAGTGTTTTAAGAATGGCGAAAGTCGAGGAAATGAAACACGAGAAAAAGAAGTTTAACGTACTTACAGACGGTCCGGGTGCTTACTGGGTCGGTGAGGGTGAGAGAATTAAAACAAGCGGTGCTACTTGGATTCACCCTGAAATCGAGGCTAAGAAGTTAGCCGTTATTATTCCGGTAACAAAGGAAAAGTTGGAAGATACGACTATCAGCGTATTTGAAGAACTAAAGCCGGAAATCGCAGAGGCATTCTACAGAGCGATTGACGCGGCGTGCATTTTCGGTACAAATTCGCCGTTCAAGACAAACATTATGAACGCTATAGACAGCAAGCATATGGTTGTTACAGACAACACAAATATTGATATTGCTATATCTGACGCAATGTCAATGATTGAAGAAAACGGCTATGACCCGTCGGGATTTATCGGTCGTATCGGTGTTAAGAATATGCTGAGAAAATTGCGTGACGCAAACGGCGCACCTGCATATGTCAACGGTACAACAGGCGGTGAGCTGTACGGTCAGCCTATCGAATTTGTACGTAACGGTGCGTGGGACAACAAACGTGCCGATATTATCACAGGTAACTTCAAGTATGCCGTTGTCGGTATGCGTGCAGGTATCAATTACGAAATTCTTACCGAGGCTACACTACAAGGCACTCTTGACAGTGACGGTAAACCGCTATCACTTGCCGAGCAAGATATGGTAGCTATTAAGGCTACTATGCGTTTAGGTTTCCTTGTTGTTAAGGACGACGCATTTGCCGCATTTAAGAACGGTGTTCCGGCGATGGGTGAATTGGACGTTGAATCGGTTGCCGGCACAACAGGCAACACTGTTATTACGGTATCGCCAAAGCCTATCGGCGGTCACAAGTTGGTTTACAAGACTGCCGCAAGCACCGCTCCAAGTGTTGCGTATGACGACGATTTGTCAAAGTGGACAGAGTTTAACAACGGTGACGAAATCACTGCGACAAACGGTCACAAGATTACAGTTGCGGAAGTTACCGCAGACGGCAAAGCGAGAAAGTCGGGCAGTGCCGACGTTGTAAGCGGTGAATAATATGGAACAGTTGGGGACACTAAAAATGTTGCTGGGGATAAAGGACGACGAGCAAGACAGCTTGTTGTCCTTTTTGATTGAGGACACGGTTAATATGATTATGGCGTACTGTCATATTGATGTACTGCCACGTCAGCTTGAAAGCCTTGTTCCGAAGATTGCGGCGGATATGTACAGGGCGAAAGGTTACGGGGACAGTAAAAGTCCTGAAGTAGTCAAGAGCAGAAGTGAGGGCGAACGTTCCGTCACATATGCCGAAACCGACAATGACAAGATTTTCAGCAACTATTATAAACGCCTTGACCCGTTCCGTAAACGAAAGGGGCGTGTTCCGAGTGACATCAGTATTCAGTGATTTTTACGATAAAACTGTTATAATCGCAGAATATGAAATTGACGACTATACAGGTAAAACCGAAAAGACTGTATTGTCCGAAATCAAAGCCGATGTACAACCGTACAGTGGTGGCAGAGCAAGAGAGCAATACGGTTTAGATATAGAATGTCAAATGCGTATGTTCTGCGATATGTCAGACGACGTAAAGGTCGGTAACAGGGTTGAATATGACGGCGACATATATGATATAACATATGTGCAGAAATGGGACAGCGGTTTGGTAGCAATGCTCGAAAGGAGTAGGCTGAAATGAATTTTTCAATCGAGGGGATAGATAACGTTGTTGATAAGCTGACACAGTATGCAACAGGTGATAAAATACAGCGAGGTTTGGCAATGGCGGGTGAAGTCGTAAGAGCGCACGCAGTGGCAAACTGTCCTGTTGCAACAGGACGTTTAAAGGGCAGTATCGTAAGCCAAGTGGACGGTGACAGTGTTGCAATCGGTCCGACTGCCGATTACGGTATTTATGTCGAATTCGGCACAGGCTCAAAGGGTGATAAATCTGTTTCGCATACGTCAAAAAGGCACTGGACGTATTACAGTGGCGGTCGATTTTACACAACGTCGGGGCAAGCACCACAGCCGTTCCTCGTACCTGCACTGAAAAATAACATCAGCGAGATAATCGCTAAGTTTAAGGAGGTGTATAACTCGTGAAACGAGTTATAGCGAGCAAATACGAAGTATTTGTGTTAGCGTAGGGAGGGTGATACGGTGTTTGATATTGGTTTGGAATTACGGGATATTTTAAAGCAAATAGACGGTGTAAGTGTATGTTTTGCTTATCCCGATAATTTTAATAAATTGCCTGCAATAACATATTACACGCTAACGGACAAAGGCTCAATGTCATATGACAATACGGTCGTTACGAATGATACGACTGTTCAGATTGATATTTACGCCGATTATCCGCAAACGTGTTTTGAATTGTCGGAGAGGGTATATAAATTATTGACTGATAACGAATATTATCACGAAATGACAATGGACGTACCCAATCCCGACGACAAGAGTATAAAACATAGGACAATGAGATTTACGAAAGTAGTAGAAAGGAATGATTGATTTATGGCAAATACAGAGAAAAGAAAACCACTACCTACAATAGGTGTGGACAAGTACACATTTTTCGCAGTTTTAACAGACACATCAGAGGGTGCAACATATGGTGACCCGTATAATTTGAGAGGTACTGTCGAAATTGCACCGACAGACGCAGGTGGCAGTGATGTTTTTGACGCCGATAACGGTGCGTATGAAACATCAAACTACATTGAAAAATTAGGTCACGACATCACAAATGCCGATATTCCACCGGAAGTTGATTCAATGTGGCGTGGACTGACACAAAAAGACGGTGTAGTAGAGGTCGGCAACGATACAAAAACCGTTTATTTCGGTGTTGCGTGGAGAATTATGAAATCCGACGGCTCATACCGTTATGTAAGATATTACAAGGGTTCGTACAGCTTTGCGTCAAACGTCGGAGGTAAAACAAAAGCGTCAAGCGGTGCGCCGGAAAAGCAAACCGCAAAGGCTACATACACAGCCGTACAACGTGATTTTGACAACAACTATTACGCATACTTTGACGAAAGCGATTTGCCGGAGGGCGTTACAAAGACAGAACTTGAGGAAAATTGGTTTAAGGATATGAACTACTATCCAGTGAAGAAAGCACTTTAAGACAAGGCACGCCGAAAGGCGTGCTTTTTTCGTATAGAATAGAGAGGAGTAAGTAACAATGCAAAGAGTATTAACATTTGTACACAACAAAAAGAAGTATGTATCAAAACCGTGGTGTTTCGGTGCGGCAACGTTGGTTGAAAAAGAATACATGGACGTTGCAGAGGGTGAAAAAGTAACGGCTACGTCGGTATGTGCAGATGCCGTTGACTATCTGTTTGAGGGTACAGAGGCGACACAAGATATTTTAGACACGGCTGTTTCAGCAAAAATGAGAATGTGTCGTGAAGTTATGAAGTGGTTTATGGACGATTTTACGGGAAAAAACGAGGAAAGCCTGCCGGAGCAGGCAACCGAAAAGGAAGATTAAGCGATTTATATGGGACAATGCTGAAATATCACGGTATATTGCCGAATGATTTGGCAAAACAAGACCCAAGATTATTACTTGCAGTTATAATCGAGGACGAGGAAGAAGAATATACGGGAAATGACCCGTATTTAAAAATGTTTTATGGAATGTAGTGAGGTGATTTGTAGTGGCTGACGCGGCGGAATTAGTAGTAAGAATAAGAGGTGATGCGTCGGATTTAGAGGCGACAATAAGCAGTGTTGAAAGTGAATTGTCAAAATTGGAGCAGACGCAAAGCAAAAATAATAATACAAGTACAAAAGGTCTTACGGCATATAAAAAGCAAATGCAAGACGCACAAACCACCTTGCAAACAAGCCGTACGGCATTGACGAATACAAAAAAAGCGTATGAGGATAACGTCAAGTCTGTAAATAAAAATGTTACGGCACTGAAAGCGCAGAAAACGGAATTAGACAAACAAATTTCTTTGCGTTCAAATGAAAAACGGTTGCTGACGGAGGCGAATAGAGGTCTTGACAAAAACAGTGTTGCATACAAAGACAACCAAAAGGCATTGAATTGGGTAAATACCGAGATTGAGGCATACACAAAGCAAAGTCAAAGTATATCCGATTCTATTCGTACGCAAGAGGCGGCATTGTCGGGAAGTAAAAAGGCATATACCGACGCACAAGCAACCGTCAAAAAAGCAACAGAGCAATACGAGGAATATGAGAAAGGCTTAAAAGCCGCTGAACGTGCAGATGAGGCGCAGAACCTACAGAATACAGGTAAGCGGTGGAAAGAAGTCGGTGAGGGTATAGATACTGTAACTAAACCGTTACAGTATGCGGCGACTGCACTTGCCGCGGGCGGTGTTGCGAGTGCCAAGTTTGCGATAGATTTTGAGAACAATTTCGCAAATGTAAAGAAAACTGTTGACGGTACACCGGAACAGTTAGCCAAAATAAAGCAAGGCATTATCGATTTGTCAACAACAGGTATTGACGGCAGAGGTGCGATACCACAAACAACGACTGAACTAAACGAACTTGCGGCGGCGGGAGGTCAGTTGGGTATATCACAAGAAAACATTATCGACTTTACGGAAGTAATGGCACAAATGGGTTCAGCAACAAACCTTGTCGGCGAAGAGGGTGCCGCAACACTGGCACGTTTTCAGAATGTTATGGGTGTCGGTCAAAACGAAATCCGTAATATCGGTAGTGCAATCGTCGATTTGGGTAACCACAGTGCGACAACAGAATCAGAGATTGCGGCAATGGCATTGCGTATGGGTAAATACGGTTCATCTGTACGAATGTCAGCGGCGGACGTGTTGGGTTATTCTGCCGCACTGTCCTCATTGGGAATTGAGGCACAAATGGGCGGTAGTGCGATAGGTCGTACGTGGCTGTCCATAGAAACAGCCGTTGCAAGCGGCGGAGAGGGCTTGACGAAATTCGCAAAGTACAGCGGTAAGAGTGCGGAAGAATTTAAAGAGCAGTGGAATACTGACAGCTCCGGTGCATTTAACGGACTGTTAAAAGGCTTGCAGTCTGCCGAGAACCTAACTGTTGCGTTAGATGATTTAGGCATAAACAATACACAGGATATACAGGCTATGATGGCATTAGTCAACGGTTATGATTTAGTAACCGAGAGTGTCAATCGTTCAAACACCGCATACCAAGAAAATACGGCATTGCAAGAAGAATTTAACGCAAAGAATGAAACGACCGCATCAAAATTGGCGAACACAAAAAACAATATTATTGAGGCGGCGAGAAGTATCGGCGAAACAATGTTGCCGTCAATACAAGACGCAAGCACCACAGTAGCCGATTTTGCAAAAGGATTGTCGCAAATGGACGACGAACAAAAACGTGTTGTTGTTAATACGGGTGCGACAGTTATTGCGATAGGTGCTATTTCAAAAGTCAGTGCCGGAGCAATCAAAGGTGTTGGCGGAATTGTTGAGGCAGTCGGCAACATCAAAAAGGCATTTTCAGCAGGCGGAGCATTGGCGAAGTTTGCACCGACACTTGCGAGCATAGGTTCTGTTGCCGGACCGGCGGCGTTAGCTGTTGCCGGTATTGCTACGGCGGCGATAGGCGGAAAGGTTGCATATGACAAATGGTATCAATCGCAATACAGGTGGAGCGAGGGTTTATCGGAAGGCAACGAAAAGGTCAAAGAAAGCCTTGAAAAATACAAATCGCTGAATGAAGTACAGGGGCAAATCAAATCGTTAAAAATGGTTATTGAAAGCCCTGAAAGCAGTCAAGAACAAGTTGACAATGCAAAAAGCAAGTTAGAAGAAATAAAGGAAATGCTATCGCAAGAATATAATCTTGTAATCAATTCCGATAATTCTAATTTGGACGACGCTGTTGAACAAGTAACAAAACTAACCAAGAATGAACTGCAATCTAACATAAATAATCAACGTGCCGAATTATCTGAATTAGTAAATAATAATGCTAATTATATACAAACACGACGCGAGGCACAAGAAAATTATAACCAAGAATTAGAATTGCAGACTAAATATTCAGAGGCAAAGTCTAAAGTCAGTGATATTACCGCAAAAATAGCGGATAATGAAATTACTGCGGCTGAGGGATACGAAAAAGCCAAAGAAATATATAAAAATACAATAGGTAGTGACTATGAAAATGCGATAACGGATAAATCCGCTAAAAATGCAGAAAGTGTGCTTGCCTCGATAACTGGTAGTTATAAGGTTGCGACAGGAATACTTGAAGATTATAAAAAACAACTTGATGATTTGGACGGTTCACATCAAGAACTACATGATACAGCAGAAGAACTGTCTAACATGGAGCTTGAATTGTTAAAAATGTCAGTGGCAAATAAGGATAATGAGAGTGTGGAAAAATCATTGTCCGATATGAAAGAATTTATTTCAGCAGGCAAACTGGATATGAACAGTTATGCTCAAGCCGCGGCATTGGCAATGAATGGAGTTGATAATTTAGAGTCTGCGTGGGAAAAAGCGGCAAATGGTGACGGAACAGAATTGAATAATATAATTAACGATTATGTTCATTCAATGCAAAAGTTTGGAGCATATTCAGGTGATATTGCAACAAATGCCGCTTTACTGCAAAACGGATTTAAGACTGTAAAAGAGGCTGCCGAAAACGGTAAACTTGATGTTATTACCGAACAGGCAAACGAATTAGCACACAGCATGGGGCTGATTCCGGAGAATAAGCGTATAGTCATAGATGCCGACGGGAACATTTCGGTAGTAAAGGAACTTCAACAGGCTGTAGATGATGTAAATACAAAAGGTGACGTAAAACTGCAAGTCGGTGCAGAGGGCGATATTTCTGTGTTGGACACAGCTGATGAAAAATTAAAAGAACTTGTCAAAAATGACGAAGTTCAGATTAAATTTAATATCGATACAGGCGGTTTTGATATTAACGATTTGAATGGTAATAAGTTGGGTGAAATCACTGCAACGGGTAAAGTTATATGGACTAACGACAGCACAGAACCCGACAACTATACGGCACCACCCAAAGAGGGCAATGTTACATTTAAGAAGAATAGTGCAGAACCTGACGGCTATCAACCCGAAGACAAATTTGCGACAGTCCATTATACTGTTTCTGTTGAGGGTTCGTCTATAGAGGGACTAAGCGATAAAAGTGCTCCTGCGGCACGTTTTGGCAGTACGGGAACGTTCGTCAAAAAGAAAGTCGCAAAAGGTACACAAAACTTCGAGGGCGGTTTGGCAATGGTTAATGATGAAAAGGGTATATCTGACCCGAGAGAATTAATCGTTGACAAAGGACGTGCATTTATACCGCAGGGCAAGGACGTAGTATTGCCGTTGTCAAAGGGTGCAAAGGTGTACACAGCGTCACAAACCAAGGCGATAATGTCAGGTATGGGTATACCGCATTACGCAACAGGAAAAGACAATTCGGACGCGTTTACATCAGCCAAGGACGATTGGACGCACTACACAAAAACGCACGCAGTCACAACCGCACAAGAATTAGAGAAGTGGTTAGGATTTCAAGAGAAATTCAAATCGAACGACAAGGATATTGCCGATATAGAGGAACAAATTTTCTCTATTATGCAGAAACAGACGAAAGAGTTCAACGAACAGTCAAAGGCATACCTTGAAAAGCACAGCGCTATAAACGATTGGGGTGATAACGGCGACACACCGCTTGACGCTTTCAAACGTATAAAAGACAGAAATTATCAAGATTTACAAGACGCAAAAATCACTTGGGACGATTATGTTGACAACGTGTCGGACGCAGGCGAAACGCTTTATGACGATATGAAAAGCTACTCGGACAGTTGGCTTGAACATCAGCAGAAGTATCACAGTATGTCGATAGACGACTACATTGCAGGTATCGACAGAGAGGCGGAACGTCTTGAAGAATTTTATGCGAATGACGTTATTAATTATCAAAAATACGTCGAGGAAAAACAGGCACTTGAAGAAAAACGTTATGACGCAGTGGCTCAAAAGAATGCTGACGAGTATTCGGCATGGCAAAAGGACGCAGACGCTTGGCGGGAGTTAAGAAGTACATATGATGATTGGGATAAGTACGGTGACAGTGAGGAAGATTTTCTAAAACGCAAAATTGACCGAGTAAAAGAGTTTTACAATGCGGGTAAAATCAGTTTTGAGGAATTTATTGACGACACAAACAAGTACAGTATGGAACTGTACAAGTCGCAATCAAGTGCGGTTGACGAACTGCTCCAAAAGCAACAAGACTATATTTCAAATGTCAAAGACGAATTTTCAAAGCAAGAGCAAGAACTTCGTGACAGTTGGGACGTACAGGATCGCAAAACAGATATGTCAGAGGTACAGGCACAACTTGATGTGTACGCAAATTCAGTTACTGATAAGGGGCAACAGAAGTACAAAGAGTTGCAGGAACAAATGAAACAGTTGCAACGTGATGAAGAATTGTACCAACTACAGAAAGAGAATAATGCCACTATTGAAAGTCTTGAGGCTGAATACAAGCAAATGGAGGACGGCAAGAAAAACATTCTTACAGGATTGCAAAATGCCGACATCAACATATCTGCATACGTGGCAACAATAACCGATAAGGTTTCGGCGACAGGCGGTAATATAGAAAGTTTGCTAAGCCGACTGCTTGACAAATTCGATAGTTTCAAAATTGAAAATAATTCGATGAGCGACAACAGGAAGATCATAAATAACTTCATGCAAATGACACCGGAAGAAAAACAAGATGCATTGAACAAATACGTAGGATTATAGGAGGAAAGATATGCGTAACGGTTTTGAATTTAACGGCAAAAATACAACGGATTTTAAGCGAGTGACGGTCAGAACAAAGGACCGTCCCGTATTTCCACAGGTAAAGGAGTTTACCATAAGTGCCGACGAAACAGACGGTGAATATGATTTTACTGACGTGTCGGGTCACGAATATTTCAATACACGAAAATTTCAGATTGATTTTAACATCGGTGCGGACAGTACCGAAGAATTAAACAAAAAGCTAACCGCTATAAGCCGTTGGTTTAAGGGCAAAGGCACGCTTATTTTTAACGATATGCCGTTTGTTAAATGGAATGTAAGGGTAATGGACAGCGTGTCATATACACCCGAACACGACGGCAGAAAAGCCGTTTTGTCAGTGACGTATAAGGCGGAGCCGTTCTCGGAGCTTATATTTGACGCTCTGAACGGACCTTGCCTTGACACCGATATTTCACTTGATACCGAAATTCCAATAGGTCAAGACGAGTATTTGACATTGAACGGTAGCGGCACATACAAAAACATACCAAATATCGGTGATGTACACGTCAAACCGATTATAACTGTAACGGGTGCAAAAAGTCCGTTTACCATAAGCAATAACGGTAAGAGTATCACTGTTAAATACACAGGTGACATAGTTATCGACTGCGAAAAAGAAATAGTTTATAGCGGAAATACAAGCCTTATGACGTATGCAGAGGGTGAGTTTTTTGAACTTGCTCCTGCATTGGATAACACGATAACGGTAACGGGTGGCGGTGTCGTGCAGATAAATTACACGCCTAAATTTTTGTACGACGTAGATTTTGACAATATGAAATGGAGTGAATAATATGGCTTTTAAATTACACGAATGGGACGAAACAGACTTCACAGGTGGTTGCCTTGCGTATCTTAACAAGGCATATGAAGTGGCGGTGTTCGAGGGATTGCAGGAAACGCACACAGTTTCTTTTAAGTACCCTATGAAAGACGAAAAAGCGGAGCTTATAAAAGAAAATCGTATAGTATCCGTTGAGGGACAGGCGTACAGAATTACACTTGTGAAAAAGAATTACAGCGGTTCAAGAATTATGACGGTTAAGGCTAACCGAATATTATATGATGACGCACTTCATCATCACTTGCCGACAATCGGCAACGATACGGACGTGACAAAATCAACAATAGGTGTTGACCCGTACGACGTTATAAAACTTGCGATAGCCGATACAAAGTTTGAGCTTATACCCGACAGTGAACTTAAGGAAATGGGTATGACGAGAATAGGCGCCGACGGCGTTAAAATCGACTTTTACCCGACTGATAAGATAAATACTTATGACGTAATTCAAAACGTCATAGAGGCTTACGGCAGGGGTGAAATATATTATGACAATTACCGATTTGCGGTTGTGGAGCGTATCGGTAAGGATAACGGAGTGAGAATGTCAATAAAGAAGAATATGACAAGTCTTTCTGTCGAGAGAAACACGCAAGAGCTGACGACAAGACTGTATATGTACGGCAAGGACGATTTGACGATTTCATCTGTAAACGGCGGTAAGCCGTACATTGACAGTAAAGAGGGTATCGAGAAGTACGGTATTCGTGAGGCGTACCGAGATTATAGCGATTATGATGACCCCGAAAAGCTAAAGGCGTTTGGTGAGTGGGACTTAAAGGGCGAGGGTAACGATTTTAGACTTGACCGCCCTCAACTGACAATCACGGGTGACGTGGTTGATTTGAATAAACTTGCCGAGTACGGTGATTTTTATAAAATTGCGTTGGGCGATACAGTACACGTTTTTGAAGATAATATCGAACATAAACAGCGAATTGTATCAATGACGTATTACCCATACAGCGCAAAACAGCCGTCAGTAACAATCGGTCAGCCTACATTGGCTAATGCGTATTACCGCGCGTGGTATATGGGAAAGCTGATAAAAACTATTCAGAAAAATTCGGGCAGAGCGAATAAGCTGAAAACAAGCTATTTTCACGGTACGGTGAACAGTACCCAAAACCCCGTTGAATCAGATAACAAAAAACTGCTGTTAGACGGTGATTTGCTATATATCGAAGATAATAAGGGCAGACGAAGAATAAACCTCGGCAATATGGACGGTGCGTTCGTTTTTCAGATATTCAATCAGTTGTCGGAGAAAACCATTGAAATGGACGATGACGGTAATGTTACTATAACAGGTGTATTTGCCACAGGCACAGACAAAAAGGCAAGAACAGTTATAGACAAAAACGGTATTCAAAGTTACGACGCTGCCGGCAACAGATACGGCTTGTGGTGTAACGAACCTACCAATAAAGACCAAAGGTATGCTGATTTTAAGTTATATTATGGTGGAAAAGAAGTTTTTCAAGTGTATAACGGTATCAGTGAAACATCTATAAGATTACAAGGAAGTAATATTTTATATGGTGGAAACGGTGCGACACACGGCGTAGGAAAATGGGTATTTGAACAGGGAGCAAGCGGAACATTTCAAACAGCAGACGGAAAAACGGTAACTGTTTCGGGCGGTCTTATAACAAGTATTTCATAAAAGATATTTACAAAATTATTCCTTTGTGGTACAATTTAGGTATCACAAAGGAGGTATTTTTATGAAAGGGAATATGAAAAGTTTTATATGCGGTATGCTCGTTATGGGTGTTATATCGTGTGCAGGAGTATATGCGGCTGACGTATGGCAAAATATAAATGTTTTACCGAATACAATAAAGGTTGTTGTAGACGGTAAAGAAGTACAAGCCGATAATTTCTTATACAATGATACGACATACTTGCCGATAAGGGCGGTAAGTGAAGCATTAGGAAAAGACGTACAGTATGATACCCAAACAAGCACCGCCACAATATCAGAAAAGAAAGAAGTTGATAACATGGCAGTTACAAGTAAATACACTCCACCGACAGAGTATATAAACGATTCTGATTATATAATGCAAAAGGACGGCGTATATTACGCATTATTAAATTTTGTATGGGATATGGTGCAAGACGCAGATTGCAAGGCTGAATATGAACATGATACAAAAATGATTAAAATATTAAAAGATAAAAAAGAAATATATTCGTGTCAAGCCATTTTGGTAGAGGATAGAAGTGTTATTCCGTACGACCAATTTGTCGACGAGATACAACCGTTGTTGAAATAAACGATTAAATCTTGCAAATAACAACAAAATATGATAGTATAGTAAACGGAAGTAAGAGGAGCTATATGGGCGGTTTGTCACTCTCTAAATAGGGGGTGATATTATGGACATTATCGAAATGGTTGTGACATTACTTATAATAGTATCACTCATTGAATTGGTAAAGAACATAAAAAAATAACCGCCCCACAGTTCCAAATGTAGACGGTTATTTAAACTTATACATACGGACAAACCGCCTTTAAAGCGGATACCCTCTTTATACTTCCATTATAACGAATAATGTTGGAATTGTCAATATTATTCTTATACTAAAAGCACTTGCCAAATGGCGGGTGCTTTTTTCGTACCGAGTGGGAATAACTACTTCGATATTATCGAAGTGGTTAAAGCAAAGTAAATGAACTAGGTCAATAATATTGACTTAGTTTAGGGGGTCTCCATTTTGGAGATACCTACTAACTAGGTGAATAATATTCACCTAGTTCAAAAATGCACGTTTTCATATATATCTCGAACTAGGTCAATATTATTGACCTAGTTCAAAATACACATTTTTGATACGGATTTACAAAGAAGTTAGACGCTATCTTCCGATGTATCGGATTCTTTCTGATTAGATTTTTTAGATAGTAAATATCCTATAAAGTCATAGACTGTTTCTAAATGTTCTTGGTCTAACGTTTTCGCTAATCTGAAAATTTTTATCATATTATCATCGCCGGGAGCGGAAATATCAGAAAAGTCATTTACGGCAGAAAAGTATTTATCTTTCTCCTGTGTGGTGTGCGAAATATTTGGTATATCAGTATTGCCAACAATATAATCCAATGACACATTATAGTATTGAGCTAATTCGTTTAAGATTTCAATGTTGGGCGAACGATTACACGTTTCGTAGTTGCCAAGCGTAGATGACGATATTTTTAAATCGTTAGCTACATCTCTTAGTAGCAATTTGCGAGAACGTCTTAAATTTCGTAATCGAGTGCCTGTGATGTTTGTAGATTCACACATGGTAAACACCTCCTTTATTTGATGTAATTATATAATAAAAATGTGAAAATGTCAAAATAAATTCAAAATAGGGGTTGACATACTACAAAATGAATGATATACTACAAACATCAAATGACAAAACGAATAAAATAATTCAAAATGTCAAACAGAAAGAGGGTGAATTAAATGAGATATCTAAATTTTGGTGTTGATGATGAAACCTATAAAAGGGCGAAAATTGATGCGGTCAATGAGGGCAAGACAACAAGACAGTATCTTGTAGATATTCTGACAGAACATCTAAATCAAAAAAAGAAAACAAAAAAATAGAATGTTGTCACGACTACCAATCAACACAACATTCTAAACAAAAACTCCGAAAGGAATTTATATATACATTATATCATAACCTTTCGGATAAATCAAGTGTAAAGAAAGGATAATGAATATGACAAATCAATTAGTACCGATTGAAGTGAACAATCAAAGAATTTTAACAACGCAACAACTTGCGGAAGTCTATGAAACAGATACAAACAATATTAAAAACAATTTCGCAAACCATAAAAGCCATTTTGTAGAGGGTGTGCATTACTTTCTTTTAAAAGGTGAGGAATTAAAGGCTTTTAAGCGCGAGGTCAATAATATTGACTTTGCGAACACAAACGCAGAGAACCAGGTCAATGATATTGACTTGGTTAAAACGGAAGATATGAACCAGGTCAATAATATTGACCTAGTTGACAAACACGCACCGCAACTATACCTTTGGACAGAACGCGGAGCAAATCGTCATTGCAAAATTCTTGACACCGACAAGGCGTGGGAGCAATTCGACAACTTGGAAGAAACATATTTTCGAGTAAAGGAACAGCGCCCTGCTTGCATTGAAGATGTCCTTATACAGAGCTTGCAAGAGATGAAAGAAGTAAAACAACAAATACAAGCAACCAACAAGCGTCTTGACGGTATTTCGGACATTGTAGCTCTTGACACGCATTCTTGGCGTGAGGACGCAAGAAGATTAATTGTTAAGATTGCGCAGGCTATCGGCGGAAATGAATACATAAAAGACGTTAACGCGGAAGTGTTTAGACTTGTGGAGCTTAGAGGTGCAACACGACTAAGCATAAGGCTTACCAATATGCGCAGACGCATGGCAGACAACGGTGTTTGCAAATCAAAACGCGATAGACTGAACAAAGTTGATGTAATCGCAGAAGATAAGAAACTTATTGAGATTTACGTTGCAATCGTCAAGGAAATGGCTATTAAATACGGCGTAGATACAGTTTCATAAGAAAGGAGTTAAAATTATGTTAAGACACAAATTTATGAATGAGAGAACAGTTACCTTTGATGACAAGGTATATAACGATTTAGAGTTACTTGCGGATGTTACAGGCAGAACTCGTGAAGAACTTATACATAAGGCGGCAATAAACTTGATCGAGGAAAATAAAGAGTATTTTACCGAGTATATCCTTGTAGATTATTTGGGGGACTTCTTGGACGGCAATGCGGAGAAGGAGAGTTGCAAGGTTGCAGGTGTTAAGGTCGATTTGGAATATGACGAAGATGATAATTATACGATGTATTTCAGCGTGAAAGATACCAACGGAAAAACGATTGAAGAAGAGTATCGTGATTATGACGATATAGACGCTTTAATTGATTTTCTACGTCAATTATCTTATAAAATTGACCGCGATAGCGAAGATGTGAAGAACTACCTTAAGCAAAGAATGGACTACCGTTAAAACGGCGTAGGAGGAATTGTGATGTTAAGTAGAGAAGAAATAATTAAATATATAACTAAATGTGTTGATTGTGCTATGCCGATTTTGCAAGATGAAAACGGTCTTGATGTTTCAAGAGGTTATAGCTTTATGTTGGATAAAGACAAAAAGGCTAAGGTAAATATAGTTTTTGAAAATCGTATATAGATTATAGCGTTAAAGCACCTTTCGGGGTGCTTTTTTCGTACAAAAAATGAGGTGACACAATGTACAGACGAATACCACCATAGCACGCTTACGGCGTGTTTTTTTAATGAAATCCCAATCAATTACGATTTAGAAAGGAATGATAAAATGAAATTAAATTTTAATTTTAGCGGAAAAACGCTGTTAAAGGATTGGTGGAAGATTGTTCGTGATAATTTCACGGCAATTCAAACCGACCACAACACACTGTCCGACAAATTGGACACAGAAATAACGCAACGCACCAACGCTGATGTAGGTTTGGCAGACAAAATCACCGCCGAAACCAAGGCGAGGGAAAGTGCGGATAGTTCGTTAAGCAGTCGCATAAGCAAAGAAGTGACAATACGACAGGCGGCGGATAATGAACTGCAACGTAATATTGACAGTGAAATCACCGAAAGACAGAAGGCAGATACCAATATTTCAAATTCAGTGAAAGCCGAAGAATCAGCAAGAAAAAGTGCTGACAAAGAATTGAAAGCACGTATTGATGAAATCAATGCGAACACCGAAACAACTATACTGTTTGGCGAGAAAAAGCAACATACAGTAAAATTTGTTGCACCGAGTAAGCCTACACTATATTTTGACGGACAACAAGAATATGATGGCGAGAGTATGACGGTTGATATTACACTGAAAGACGCGTTTTACATTGACGGGAAACAGATTGCTGGAACGTTTTCAGAACCGTGTATAAATGTACCGATAGACGGTGTTTATATTGTTGTTCGCTATGATTTTAGTAATAATATGTGTAGTATATCATCAAATTCTACATCTGTACCGTCGGCAATTTCGGGTGATGTATGGACATTTACATTGTATCATATTAACGATATAAATTTAGAAATGAAGATAGACAGCGAATCGCCGACAGGGGAAAGATATGAATTTATATCGGCGGCGGTTGATTATGTCATAGAAAACGAAAATGCCACAGGCGACAGTTATTTCATAACCAATCCATACGAACGTGTTCGTACATTGGCAGATTTGGCAACTGTCAATAAAAATTCATTTATTGACGCTGTAAATGAAAATGCAAAAAATATTACAGACGTCACCCAAAATCAAATATTTGTTGTGTGTGACGGCGACCACGACGAATTAAAAATACAGGCGGCGTTGTCGAGAGCCACACGAGGCACGGTAGTATATATCATGGGTGATTGTGTACTGACTAACGAAAACACACAGGACAGTGGGCTTGTTTCGGGGTTCGGTCATTATAATGCTATATTAAATGTAGGTATACGAGTTACATTAGACGGTACTTACTGTAGTTCAATTACGTTTAAAAATACCAATCCTGCCGCACGTCAAGTTATATTCTTCTTGGGTATTATGGCGAAGTTAAAAAATATAAATTTCCAAGAGGATAATACCACCTGTACTCAAACATCTGTTAATCCTATGATTTTATTTGGCAATAGTAACGCAATCGTTGATAATTGTGTATTAGGCGAAGTATATGATGTAAATCAAGATGATAGTACCGTTGGTAATATCATTATGTGCAGTGGTTCAAAATTTACAAACAACGTCATTGACAGTTGGGGTTTAAAAACTAAAACTAATACTGGTAGCTGTATGAAATTTTCGGGTGTTTTTGTAGATAATAATAAATTTACAAATATATGGACTACCGACAATTCAGAGTCGGGATATTTAATGTCTGTATTATCATCGACATTTATAAACAATGTATTTGAAGATAACACCGTACCGCAAGGGGAAATATATTTCAGCGGTAACAAAAGTCTTTGTTATCATAATATTTTCAATAGTAGTGATATCGGGAATATTACACTGGCAGGCAATACAGCCAATAATGTATTTATTTCGTTAGATTTGAACAAGCGTATAGCAGTCAGATTGAGAAGTATCTGTAATGACAATACATTCTTGGGCTTAAAGGTAAAAGAAGGTGATTGCGCTTTTGATTTGGGTATAGAATCAACATTCGCAAACAATTATATTAAAAATCTGTCTATTATAACAACTGATAGTACAGAAGGTAAAGAATATAATATCCTTTATGCAAACAAGGCATTTTGTCGTGATAATGTGATTCTATTATCTGCGGCAACAAACGCATTAGAAAATCTGTACGTTATCGAAGCTAACGCTTCGTCGGTTGTAACGGGCAATGTCACAAGTGCAAGCTCAATAGGTCGACTGGACGAAGGTTGTGTGGCTGAAGGTAATACGGTTGCGTGGAGTTAAGGGGGTCGAATATGTACAAATTTTATAGTAAAAACGGAACAGCACAATTTTATGAACGTGGTGTTAAAATTGACGGCACGGTGTACGGAATACAAAAAGATAGCGACATATTACGTATAAAACGCGGGATTGTCAATGATAAATTCGCCGAAACTGACGACAATTTCGATATGGACACAGAAATTGCAAAAATTCAGCATACGAGCATCACATTTAAACAGCCGACATCAGAACAGCTGTCACAGATACAGGCGAAAACATACAACAGTATGACAGAATTAAAACAGCACGTTCAGTCCGTTATGAACGGTGACGAAATGTCGCAGGACGAAATAAACGCAATGCTGATGTTACAGATTGCGGAACTGAAAGCAGGTGTTGACGGTGAATAAAACATTGATACGTAAATACTATCAAATGGGTATTTACAAAGAGAAACACCTTGACATATTCGTCAAGTCGGGAGATATAACAGAGCAAGACAAAAAAGAAATTATGGAGGGCTGATATGGAGGCAGAAAACGAAAAAGAAGTGTGGGAGCGTCTGACTGCCGTAGAGCAGTCCACCAAATCGGCGCACCATAGACTGGATAGCCTTGACCGATTGACTGAAAGTGTGCATATTTTAGCGACTGAAACTAAGGCTATGAGGGAGGACGTTTCGGATATTACATCACGAGTTGACGAGATAGAGAAACGTCCGACTAAACGATATGAAACAGTTGTAGGTGCAATAATTACAGTATTAGTTGGTGCTGTAATAGGGTACGTTGTAAAAATGTTAGGATTTTGAGGAGGTAATGAATTATGAAAGAATGGTTTAAATGTGCAGGTATTCGTGCAATAAAAACAGTAGCACAAACAGCAGTTGCCACTATTGGTACTGCTATTGCTATGGGAGACGTAAATTGGGTATTGGTAGGTAGTGCATCTGCACTTGCAGGAATACTTTCTCTGCTAACATCTATTGCAGGTCTTCCTGAAATCCAAGAAAAGAATTGAGGGGATACATATGCGAACAATAAATGATGGATTTCCAATCAAACAGTTCAATGGTATTGACAATGGTATTGACATTGATACGTCAATACAGTCATCATCGGCAAACTATTACACA